TATGGCTAACCCGTCATTGGGTTACTTAATTACCGAAGCGGCCATGGAAGAGATCGTGGCGACATCGGATTACAGCGCGGTAATGACTGAGAACTTATGCAAGTGGGTAGGCACAGACTTATCACCATGGACACCTGGCAGCTGGGATGAGTGTGCTGATCCTGATCTAATCATGTCCCCTGGTATGTATTCGATGTTTGCTTTTGATATTGAGCCACACTCTAAACGCCACGCAGCTTTAATGGCTGGGGCTATATTGCCCGATGGCCGCATAGGTATAAGCCTAGTTAAGACGTGGGAGTCCGATCGCGCTATTGATGAGCTAAAGATTGCCGTAGATATAAAGGCTTACTGCGATGAGTGGATGCCTAAGCAAGTGCTGTTCGACAAATATACCGGGCAGGCTATTGCCGATCGCCTGCATGTATCGGGCGTAAAGGTAGAGGATTGCTCAGGATCGCAGTTCTACGTTGCCTGCCAGACGTTTAAAGATTACATTGATAACAAGCGCGTAGTTCACGGCAATCAAGAATTTTTGAACGAGTCCATGGATAACGTAGCTGCTAAATCCAACGACCAGGCGTGGAGAATCATCCGCAAACGCAGCAGCGGCAGCGTAGCCGCGCCAATTTCAGCGGCCATGCTGGTAATGCACCTATCTAAGCCAATGCAGGAAGCCAAGATATACGCCTAGCGACACGCCGAGCAGAATCGGTAATGTGCTTGACAATTTGAGAAAATCCCACCTATGGGATTACTGGAAACTTTAGGCTTTAAGGGTAAGGCAGAAGTTACTGCTCAATATGCCCCTGCCATCATGGATACCAGCTACGGCGTAGGCATGTACAGCTATAACAGCGGCCTATCTAATTATGGTTATGGCGTTGCGATGGATCGCAATTTAGCTTTGCAGGTTGCCAGCGTTAGCCGTTGCCGTAATTTAATTGCAGGTGTTATCTCTAGCATCGATCTTGGACTATACAAAAAATCTACAGGCAAAAAATTAGAATCCCCGGTATGGCTAGATCAAATGGATATTCGCCAACCACGCAGCGTTACGATTGCTTACCTAGTCGATGCGTTGCTGTTCTACGGCGTGGGCTACCTACGCGTATCGTCTTTGTACCAAGATGACAATCGCCCATCAGGTTTTGAATTTATATCTAATACACGCGTTACAGTAACTACAAATAAATACGGCGATGAAGTCGAATATTACGCAGTTAATGGCCAGCGCGTACCTATGTCGGGTATTGGTTCGCTAGTTACATTTCAATCATTACTGCCAGGTGTATTACAAACTGGTGGCCGCACTATTCAAGCTGCGTTAGATATTCAAAAGGCTGCAGCAGTTGCAGCCGCTACGCCAATGGCCACTACAATCTTAAAAAATACTGGTGCAGATTTACCAGAGGCACAGGTACAAGGTTTACTAGCTGCATGGAAAGCCGCGCGCAATAATCGCAGCACCGCATATTTAACTAGCACTTTAGAGGCGCAAAATATTGGGTTCTCACCTAAGGACATGACCTACAATGAAAGCAGCCAGTATTTAAGTACTGAAATTAGCAGATTAATGAACGTACCTAGCTTTATGATTAGCGCGGATATGAATAACAGCATGACATATCAAAATATTTTAGATGCTAGAAAAGAATTTATGGCTTACTCATTACAGCCATTTATTAGCGCAATCGAAAACCGTTTAAGCATGGATGATATAACTGCGCACGGCAACGTAGTACGTTTTGCTATCGATGAAACTTTCCTACGCGCAGACACTATGGCGCGACTAGATGCAATAGAAAAAATGTTAAACCTTGGTTTGATAGATATATCGCAAGCGCAAGAGATGGAACAATTAACGCCTAATGGATCAGGAGATACCGAAAATGTTACACTTAACGTTTAATAACTCAATCGAGGCGGCAGATACAGAACGCCGCATGATCTCAGGCAAGATCGCGCCATACGGCGAGGTTGGCTATACATCCGCTGGCCCTGTTGTTTTTGAACGCGGATCTATTTCAATTCCAGATGTAACAAAAATTAAATTACTAATGCAGCATGACAGCACAAAGCCAGTAGGTCGCGCTACATATTCCAGCGATGATGAAAGTGGCATGTATGCATCGTTTAAAATTTCAAGTAGCAGCCGGGGACAGGATGCACTTGTACTAGCTCAGGAAAACCTTGTATCTGGTTTATCCGTTGGTGTGGATGTTTCCGCATCAAAGCAGATGAAAGGCTACCTGTTAGTTACCGCTGCAGTCCTGAAAGAAGTAAGCCTAGTAGAGTCGGCTGCTTTTGATTCAGCGGCCGTAACTGATATTGCAGCTGCTAAAGCTGCACTAGAAGCAGCAAGTACCAAAACCACAATCATCCATACAGAGATGATTGAAACCGAAACCGAAACCGAAACCGAAAGCGAGGCAGCTGTGACTACAGCCCCTATTGATACACCGGATGTACCGGCAGAAAAACCAGTCGAGGCTGCACCAGTTCAAGCAGCTCGCCCAATTATTCGCCCATCCGTATTAGACAGCCAGACAGTCCGTACACCAATTACATCTATGGGTAAGTACACAGAGCATAAAATCAAAGCCGCTATGGGTAACCAAGATTCAATGCTTTATGTAACAGCTGCAGATGATTCTTTCAGCACTAACCCAGGCTTTAACCCAACACAGTACCTAAGCGAGTTTGTTACTAACACACGTTTTGGTACACCTACTATCGATGCATGTAGTCAAGGCGTTTTGCCACCTACAGGTATGACAATCAACGTGCCTTCACTTGTGACATCTGCAGGCGGCGGTACAGGCGTAGCACCTGTTGTAACAGTCGAAGCAGAAGCAGGCGCAGTACAAAATACAGGCATGGAAAGCCCATTTCTTTCTGGAACTGTATCTAAGTACAGTGGCATGAATACGCTATCCGTAGAATTGTTAGAAAGAGCTGGATACCCTGGCTTTTATGACGAGCTTACACAGCAATTACAAAATGCTTATTTAACAGCTATCGATACAGCCGCACTAGTAGCATTACAAGCTGCTGGAACTGCTGCCACACCTACAACAGCAGATAGTGCTGGCATTATTTCTTACTCATCAGAGGCAGCAGCTTTTATTTATAAAAGCACTGGTTACTTTGCGCAAAATTACATTGGAAACCCTTCACAGTACCAGGCACTATTAGGTGCTGTGGATACAACTGGCCGCCCAATTTATAACGCAATTCAACCAATGAACGCAGCAGGCCAGGTTGCACCTTCATCAATTCGCGGTAACGTATTAGGTCTAGATCTATATGTAGATAAGAACTTTACTGCAACTACTTTTGACGATAACTCAGCAGTAATCCTTGCACCTGAGGCATTTACTGTTTATCGCAGCCCACAGGCTTTCATGTCTGTAAATGTAGTTTCTAACCTGCAGGTTCAGGTTGCTATCTACGGCTTTATGGCCACTATTGCAAAAATGCCTAATGGCATTGTCAAATACCAGAAGGCATAACTAATAACCCTAATAGTCGGTAGGGCATTAGCCCTTTGCCCTACCGACCCCTACTAAGTAAGGAGTACCGATGCCAGCTAGTTACGTTACCGTAGCCGAACTACGTGCCAATTTAGGTATCGGTACTCTTTACTCAGATAGTACGGTGGAAGAAGTTTGCCAATCTGCTCAGGATCAAATAAATAGTTTTCTATGGTTTGATTCTGCGCCAGTCGTGGGGACTGCATTGGTAAGCAACGTTGCTACCGTAATGATCGCCAACCCTGGCATATTTACTGCAGGAGAATCAGTAACTATTGCTGGGGCTGGATCAACTTTTAACGGCACTTATACAATTACAGGCACTATTCCATTTTCAACAGGCACAGGAAATATTTTGCCTGCGTTTAACTTGCAGCTTAATTATTTCCAATACCCACAGGGTTATAGCTTTATTCAATATGCCAAGGTTGCAGCAGATCAGAATTTCCGCCGTGTATTGCCTTATGGCACAGCCACAGGCGAGGATACAAAAACTGCTACCTACGTTAATACAGCAAGCGTTAGAGAAGCGGCCATGATTTTGGCAGTTGATATTTGGCAGGCCAGGCAGGTCAGTCAGACTGGCGGCGTAGGTTTAGACGGCATGAGTATTAGCCCATATCGCATGGGTAACAGCATGATCGGCAAAATCAGGGGGCTTATTTCTCCGTACCAAAACCCGAATAGCATGGTGGGTTAAATGCCTACACCTGCTATTACTACGTTACGCGCAACCGTTGCAGCTGCACTAACTAATGCTGGCGTGTGGAGTACGTTTGATTTTCCACCGGCGACAATTCTCGCAAACAGTTGCATCGTTGCGCCAAATGATGTTTATTTGGAAACTAGCAATAACAGCCAATCCGTTATCTCACCTAAAGTAAATCTGCGGATTATTTTATGTGTGCCAATGTTCGATAACCAAGGAAATTTGAACGGCATCGAGGATTTTATTGTACAAGCGTTCAACAAACTATCATCATCTGCGATAGTTTTTAATATAAATAGTGTTAGTGCGCCAACGGT